GTATTGATGTCAGAAAAGCCACCAGTGGCGCCAAGACTCGCAGCCTTAAGCACCAACGCTGCATCTGATGCTTTGACAAAACCAGCAGACGCAACGTCATAGGCAGCGCCAGTTAATTCGGCAACACTGGCTTGGCCCTTTAGCTCTGCGCTAACTCCTCTGAGTTCAGCCACCAGGGCTTCGCTATCAGTGCCAAGGCTTCTGACTTTTGCCTCAGCAAAGTCTTGCTGCGCAATGACTTGAAAGCCAGCCGTCAACGCAGAAAGGCCAGCAGTGATCAAAGCAATTGGACCAAGCGCCGTCTGAAATGCCGCACCCAGCGCTCGCACCCCACCAGCAGCAGCGACAGAAGACGCTCCAACCCCTTTGGCACCTGCAGAAGCTGCTGCCAACTGCTGCTTGTAATTAGCAGTGGCGCTTTTACTCTCTAAGAACGCCTGCTTTGTGCGATCAATCTCTGTGGTTAAACCACGCAGCCGACTGATCGTTTCTTGGCTAAAACCCTCGCCGCCAGCCTTGGCTGATGCCTTGGCTGCAGCTGTTAGCTGTTCATATTCTCCTTTCAGCCTTCGCAGTTGGCCTGCAAGCTGTGCTGTTGTAGCGCCTTGCTTTTGAGCCTTGCCTTGTAACGCCTCAAACTGCTGTTGAGTCTTGGTCAGACCCTGCTGCAGCTTGTCAAGTTCTTGCTGGCCTTTCGTGCGGACAACAATGTCGACTGCTGTCTGAGCCACGAAAAAACGACGCCGATAGCCTCATGCTACCGACGCCGTGCCTTCCTCATTGCGGCTTCCTCTTCCTGGTGTCTGTATTCATAGAACACAGACCAAAGCCATAACTCTTCTGGTGTCATTCGTTCCTGAAGCTCAACCAATGTCAGGCCAAGCTTTTCAGCAACCACCAGTTGCAGCACTAGCTCGTGGTCTTTCTTGAGCTGCCCGAGGATGGTTTTGGGTCCAGCGGCTCATCATCTTCGGTTTGCTCAGGCTCGTTCACCAGCTGCAACATCAGCTGTTCCACAACACTGGCGGGCAATGCGTTCCGCAGTTCGGCGACATCACCTGGGGCGAACAGTGGTTGTCCGTTCTCATCCTTGGCCTTGTTAACCAGCAGTTGCAACGCAAACTCAGTTGCGTCGTCTGACTTGGCCTGCTTTTGCGCACGACCACGCTCAGCCAGCGTTAACGGGGTCATGTAATAAGTGAACTCCGTCCCGTCTGGCAGGTAAACACTGCGACGCTGTGGCTTCATGCTCACAGCTGCTTTCAGTTGGTCTAATGCTCTCATGTGAGTTCATCAGTTGTGACTCGTGCTCAGCTTAGTAGGAGGGCAGGGGCACACAGGCCCCACACTCCCCCGACGTGGAGTCACCACACGCCAGCGCCAGCATAGACGCACAAAAAAAACGGGGAGCTGCGCAAAGCCCCCCGTCAATCTGCTAATCCTCCAAAATCAGGCTACAGCCAGACCAAAGATGTTAGTGGCTTCGTTGAGACGGAAGTTGATCTCAGCGCTGGTGGCTTCGCTGGGGGTCACGCTCAGGCTGTAACCAAAGATGGTCACAGGACCCTCGATATAGAGAGAGCTTGCGTCATCGATGGTGCCGCCAGCACCAGCCACAGCAGACACATACAGCTTGACGGCAGCGCCGTCTTGCTTTTTGCGCAGGCTGTTCTGCAGCAGTCGTTTGGCCAGTGATGCCTGATCAGGCGTGAACCACACGGTCAGGGTGCCAGTGGATTCGATGTAGCCAGGGATGTACTGCTTAAAAGGAGCAGTGCCAGAAGAGGCGCCAGCACCACAAGGCAGAGTGGTGACTTCGATCTCTTCACGGGTCAGTTCAAGGCTGAACTCACCAACCTGACAAACCGATTGGAACTCAGCAAAGGCAATGCTGATGTGGTTGCCAGCACCAGGCGTGTCACCCGTGCCAGTACCGCCATCGCCATTCAGAGTGATGGCCGTACCACCAGCAGTGGCAGAAACACCAATCGAGTCGTCAGTACGTGCTACGACGTAATAAGTAGTGCCTTCAGTGAGCCCACTATCAAGAGAGGCGGTACCTTCAGCAGTGAACTCGACAGGATCGCCGATGCGATAGTCATTTTCCCCAGGCACCGAAATGCTGGTACCAGCGGAGAAATCAGTGAAGTCCAGCAGACAGAAGCTGGTGCCAGCAGGCTTGAAGAAGACTGAACCTTCCTGGCCACTGATGGCAGTTTGAGAACATGCGACAGGCATTGTGCCTCCTAGAAAACGGTGATTCGGGGGCGTGCGGGGGCGTTACCTAGGGGGCTAGGTAGATCCAGGCTAGCCCCTAGCTGTAAACACAGCAGAGACCACACTCAACCCATACGGTTCGTCGCCACTCAAGATCGGTGTCGGGCCTTCAATGTTGCCAACACGAGGGCAAATCTTGTTTGGGTCAGCCTGCTGTGGAATAGCAACCAACGTTTGCAGCGCCACTGCTGCCAGCTCCTCTAAGCGCTTCATCCCACGACCACGAGGGACATAGCAGCTCACCTGAATGCTGCCGCGAATGAACTCGATGTTGGTTTCACCCGTGCTGCACACCAAAGGTTCAGTGGAGCTAGGGAACCCAATGGACAAGATCACGTGTTCACCATTGGGCTGTGTCTCCTGCACGTTGTCGAACAGGACAGGCACAGGTGTGGTCAACCCTTGATAGGCAGTATTCAGCGCAGCCTCAAAGACTGCTCGGATGGCGGTGTAACTCATTTCGGTAGGTACTTGGCCATGCGGTCATTCAAGTCTGCTGGCATTTGTCCCGTGATGGTTGTGAACCATGCGGAACCACCTGCACCGCCCTTTGCCCATTTCGGGTCGAATGACACACGCTCGGCATATGGCAGGTTGTTGCTGATATACCAGCTGCCATCGAACTCAATCACGCCGCTGTATTCACGCACCTCAACAGGTCCAGGACCGCTGCGCTCTGCTGCAACGCTGCGATCAGGTGCGTTCTTGCCGATAAACCAGCTGGATGCCATCCGTCCTGTGTCAACAGGGTTGGCCTTAGATAGCTTGCCCTGAGTGACAGCAAGATGCTCAGCGAGGCCTTTGTTGAGGGCTGCTTTGATGTCAGGGATGTGTTCAGACAGCTTTTTGTTGGCCATCACGCCCTCCTTGCTGTGACCTTGACCGCATACTTGACGTCGCCGCTGTATTGCGGATCAATGCTTATCACCTTCCACCGCGCACCGTCGTATTCAAGCTGATCAGCAGTCGTCGGCCAGATTTCGCCAATGCCAGCCGTATCAATCCAAGCCTCTATTGCGTAGTTCTCCCCTGTGCCACCCTGTTCTGTACGCATCGTCTTGGTCACGGCCCCAGCTGCTGCAAAAGGGGTTTCCGTGATCACGACATCGCCAACGGCTGGGTCATACGCCTGCTCGATACGGATATAGCTCAGGCTTGAAACCCTGAACAGATCAACCAGCTGCTTGGCTAGCGGCTTGGCAAAGGTGTCCTGAAACGCCATGACTAGCTCCTGACGCGCAACGCAACACGGCTAGAGCCTGTTGCTGTCTCAGACCAGCAGCCAAGCAAATCCACAAGATATGAATACTGCTGCAAGATCAGCGGAGCGCTGGCATCAACTTTGGTGCTTGCACCCTCACGAACGTCGTAGAACTCTTGTTCTAGATCGCCCAGCTTTTGACGTTTAACAGCACCAGTCGAACCTGACGACCCAGCACCTGGTGTTGGGGGGCTGGTGTGCAGATTTAACGCCAGCGATGCTGTTGCACCAATCAGCTCTGACGGAAGCATCGTGCAAACAGCCTCAATGCCTTTGCAGGTGGCATTAGACCGTGGCCACTGCAAGGCCTGCTGCGCCAATGGGTCATCCGTTGATGGCGTGCAACGAATGCCTGCATAGGTCAGCGTTTCAAGCGCTTGAGTAGCTGCCATCAATGCAGCTTCTTTCTCAGCTTCACTTAGCGCAGTCCAAGCTGCCTCGTTCAACGTCCCGAGGTAGTAGTCATCAGCCTGCGCAACGCTGATGTAACTGGTAGCAGTTGAGCTCCCAAGTGCAGGATCAAACGCAGGCATCAGACAAACTCAGTGTGGTAGACGGTGACACCCTCTCGGCTCAGTCTATTGCGATGCCTGCCGGCATCTGCGACGGGATAGTCTTCAATCCAATGGGCGCCTTGACGCCAGCAATACAGCCGAACGATTCCGCACATCCGAGGCTTCGGGGTCGGTGACGAATTCAGGGTAGGCATTGAAAAGGGGCCCCCCAAGCCCCTCAGGATGTGGCGTCTGTGGCGTCCCAATTCAGTATCGCCACGCTGTTGAGCTTGTCCAGTGGCTGTAACAGCAATAAAAAAGAGCCCCCGAAGGGGCTCCGTTGTGAACATTCCGAACCAGTCTGGCTCAGGGGATGAGGCCGCCGAAGGGGCTGTTGACCACCAGCTCCACTGCAGGGATGAGGCGGGGCTCGGTGAAAGCCAGTGCCCAGTTGCCTGCGGTGGCGATTTGTGCGTTGGTGGGGTTGTCGCTAGCGCTGGCCCAGCTGGTACCAACGATGTGCATACAGTTGGCGTAATGCACTGCCACAGCGTCTTGCAGGCTGGCGACGTTGCGCTCGGTTTCGATGCGCAGCGGGAATTGATCGCCAGTTTGGACGACACCATCGCCAAGCAGATAGCAGACGAATTGCTCGGCTTCGCCGCTAGCACCGCGGATGGGCAGCTGTTCGTCAACCACCACACGCAGGCCCATCATGTAGCCCACTTGGCTGTTGGTGACGCCAATGCCGCCGCCACCCCACTGGATGTTGCCACCAGAGACCAGCGCGTCAGTGCTGAAGGTCAGAGCACCAACTTGCTCCATGTACGCAGCAACTTTGGGGTGCAGCGCAATGGTGGTCAGGCTGTTGGCACGCTCGCCCAGCAGGTACTTGGCAGCAGTGACGCTGCCAGCAGTCAGATAGTTGGCTTCACCAGGAGTGGTGGTAGCCGACACATCCAGCGAGTTGGTGGCAGCCAACGGACCACCAGGGCCAAGAAGGCCAGTCATCTGCGACACCAGCTTCGCAGTGAGCTTGCGGTTCACATCAGCAGCCAGCTGGCTACGGAAGAACGCCAGGGGGTCCTCGCCCGTCTGATAACGCGACAGATCGTCGCAGCTGAACATGAAGCCGCGATAGGTGATGGTCGCATATTGCGTTGAGGCCGTCACCTTCTGAGAGGTGAAGTGGCCAGCACCGCTGGTGCCCCAGCTGTCATCAGAGCGGATCACCTCTTCGGTTGAGTTGATCGAATCGAAGAAAGGAGCCTCAATACGGCTGCCAGTGGTGTTGCTCAGCAGAGCGCTGCGAGCCATAGCACCAGAGCGGATGAAGGCCGAACGCTGGAAGATTTCTTCCGCCAGGTAACGAGCGAAAGGTGCCGACGTGGCTAGGCGAGTGGCCGAGCCGATGTCAGAGGTAAAAGTTGAAGCGGGGTTCAGGTTCCCCAGAAAAAGTCCCATCGTCCTAGTGGGTGTGGTTTACAAGGCGACCCACGGGGTCAGGCTGCTTGCGCCTTAAGACGAGCAGCGAGTTCAGGGTTGGTGGCCTCCAACTCCACCATCTTGGTGAAGTTGCGAGTGATGTACGGATTCTCTGCGCCACCAACCTGGTTTGGCGTAGAGCCTGCGGCACCCATGCCACGAGCACCAGAACCAGCAAACATGTAAGCGAATTGGCTGTCAGGCGACTTCAAGTTGTTGAGGAAGTCTCCGAGTGGTTTCTGGACGCCCCCATCCAGAGCCACAACTGAGCCTTCATCGCTCAACCTGAGCTTGTCTTTCAGCAGTGCATACATGTGCTCTGATTGCTGCACGCCAGCCTGTTGAAAGGCCGCGACAGCACGTGCTTGGATCGTTGTCTGCTGATGGGCAGCTCCCATTTCATCCTTCTCTCGCTGCAGTTGAGCGATTTGCTCTTGCAGCTGAGCGTTGGTTGCACTGGCTTGTTGCCAGAGGGTCTTGAACTCCCCAGCTTCCGCAAGCTGAGCTTGCTTTTGCTTGGAGGTGCTGTCCTTCAGTTCAGCGATTTGCTTCTGTAGGTCGTCAAAGGTGGATTTGACCTTTTGCTTTTCAGTGATCAGCTCAGCGTTTTTGGCTTTGAGCAGGTCAAGCTGGGCAGCAAGATCAGGTGACCCCACAGGGGCTTGAGCTTCACCCACAGGGCTAGTCTCGATGGCTTCTGACATACAGAGTGACAGGGTGTTGAAGCTCCACAGGAGCTATCTCTGATGCTAGCTGGCGAAGCTGCACGGAGCTTCGAGCCAATGTGCGTCTAGATCTAGCGGACCTTAAGTGCATCTTCTAGCGCTCTCTTGCTATCGGCGCCAGGGCGCGACATTGCTCGATCAAACGCATCCATGCGTCTGCGCGCTACATACTTCCTCTGCTCATTTAGAGGCTTGCCATAGACGCCCTCTGGAAGCCCGCCAAAAAACTCGAGCTTTGTTTGGGCATTTGCCCTATAGATGAAGTCCGAATAGCGCACTGCTTTGCCGTCTTCCGGCTTTAATTGCTTTGCCCGACGGTTGAATTTGACTGGAACACTGCCCCCAATTTCAAGCTGTCTTGTGCTCTTACCTCTGGTCTTGCTTGCGTATAAGCCTGCTTTAGCTGATGCCTCGATTCGTTCGGCCTCGTTCATCTGAGCCCAAGTCTTCCCTTTATAGCTAAATGGTTCACTGCTGATCTCTTGTCCAGTACGAGTGCCAGGCTTTTCTGTCGGATCGACAGCCACTACACGGCAGCGGCAATTGGGATGGATTGGCGTATCAGGGAGAGCAATGCGTTTCTTTTCACGCTTCCCATCCAGTGGAGCGCATGTCGGGCAAGTACGCGAGTCCAACGTGGCAACAAACTCCCATTCCAGCCCATCAAGCTGGTCTTCATTTGCCTTATAAACCTCGTCGTGAACGTTAAACGCATGTGCTTGGACGATGGTTCGCGCCATCGTGTTCGCCTCTGACCTGATCCGCCTTGCTGCATCAGCCCGCAAACTGACTAGAGGTGGCAGCCCACCCGACTGGGCACGCTGCTGAACGATCCTTTCAGCGATATTCTGCGTTGTTGTGCCCATAAGGATGCCTTCACGCACGATGCGATCAATGTGCTTCGCCTGGCTTCTGACGTAAAGACTGAGTCCATCCTCGCCTTTGCCAAAGATGCTGCGCAGGGTATTCTCGCCAACCTTGGTCGCGTTCAGAATCTGCTGGACGCTGCCAGCCAACGTAATTGCCGCTGGAGCCGCTGGATTGACAACACCAGCCAGTGCAAGCTGTCGCTGTGCACCAATAGCA